CTAGAACTTCACGTATATGATCTTCCGTCTTTTGATGGTCGCTTCGGTAAGCGTAATGCATCACTTCGCGCCATTTACGATTCATTCAATGATCATCAGAAGAGCGTAATGAAGTTGGTTTCAACCGGTGGTATTACCACCGAAGATGAAATGGATGAACTATATGCCGATTATATGGAAAACGGCTATGAAGGTCAGATCATTAGAACCGACGATACTAAGTATGAGAACAAGCGTTCTAAGCAGCTATTGAAGCGTAAGGTTTTTACTGATGCAGAGTTCGAACTAGTCGATATTGTTGAAGGTCGTGGCAACTGGGCTGGTTATGCTAAGTCCATGGTTATCAGGCTTAAGGATGGAACTACCCAGTCGACTGGTCTCCGTGGCACTCAGGCATTTACTAAGGAACTGCTTGAGAACAAGGACAAGTATATCGGCGGTGATGTGACAGTCCGTTACATTCGACTAACTAACGATGGTAAGCTTTTCCATCCTGTTACTGTCGCTGTGTACGGTTCTAAGCGAGACATTTAATTACTAGGCGTAGTCGAGGAGAGTTTCTACCTCTCTAATCGTAATTGGAGCTGCAAATGGGGGTTCGAGTCCCTCCGCCTGGGCCATTTTAGATAAATAGAATTAGCCCCGTATAGTTTAATGGTAGAACACCCGCCTTATGATCGGTTTAGCTCTAGATAGGAGCACAGTCTCGGTTCGACTCCGGGTACGGGTACCATAATTATGAATATGCCCCCTTGGTGGAATTGGTAGACACAGCGCACTTAAAATGCGCCGGTTTAGGCCGTGCTGGTTCAAGTCCGGCAGGGGGCACCAAATTAGCAGGATATATTATGTCAAATATTGAATTGTGTAAGTGCTCTAAATCTAAGTCAAAGATTAAGGGCGTGCGATGTGGTCCACATGTATACGGCATCCGGTCTTGGCGCGCCAAGACTCAAACTACTCCTGAAACTATGGTAGATGAAGTTTACTGTCTAGATACCGTATGTAAAGAACTAAAGAACAAGTGGATTCTTGAGACTATTGTTACGCCTAATAGCGATTTTGTTAGCTCAACATTCGTTACCAAGTATCAAAACGGTGAAAAGCGTGTCTGATAAGTGGGACCTGAGATATCTCAGGGTAGCTAAAGAAGTATCGACTTGGTCTAAAGATCCTTCGACACAGGTTGGTGCTGTAACAGTTAAACCACATTATGGCCAAATTCTTACTCAGGGATATAATGGATTCCCTAGAGCCCTACAAGATTTGCCTGAGCGTCTAGAAGAAAGAATTACAAAGTACAAGTATACAATCCATGCCGAAATGAATTGTATCTATAACGCTTCACTTCTAGGTTTGTCATTGTTGAATGCCCATATGTATATCTGGGGTCTTCCGCTTTGTTCAGAATGTGCTAAAGGTATTATTCAGGCTGGCATAAGCAAAGTCATTGTTTGTTATCCTGAAAAGATTCATGAGCCTTGGATTTCTTCGTGGGAAATGTCTAAGAATATGCTTTATGAAGCTGGTTGTACAATTTCAGAATACCGGTATGATTCACAACTAAAAATAACTATGTACAAACCATTCTAATCAGTGTATAATGATTAAACAATAATGGGGGTTATTATGTAAAGGTGCAAAATGGATAGAATTTATATTCAAGTTCAAAATAATGGAAATTGGCAGACTGTAAATTCAACCGATGCGAACGATATGCAAAGGGTACTTATTGAAATGCAGCAGGCCAAGGAGCGGCAGCCGGATCTTAGGGTTCGCGCTGTCGATGAGTCTGATCGTCTAATTGATATGTTGTAATAAAAGGATACATATATAATGCGCACTAATTCTAACTCTGCTCGTCTCGCCCGTTCGCTTACTAACGGTGCTCAGTATACCGAAGCCCAGATTGCTTCGAAGTTCGGAATTGCTAATCCGACTGCTACGATTGCGTATCTTCGTCGTAATGGCTATTCGATCTACTCGAATCGCAAGAATGGTGACTTCGGCAAGTATACCAAGTACCGTATGGGTTCTGCCCGTAAGGCTGTCGTTGCTGCTGTAGTTAATACGTACGGTTCTCGTTTGACCGGTCTTGCTGGCTAAAAGCAAGATAAATAATTAACACTTAAGCACGCGGGTTGACGAAACTGTAAGACGTGCCTTTCTTTTTTTGTAGATTATTCCTAGGTAGCTCAGTTGGTAGAGCGCCGAGCTGTTAACTCGGTGGTCGCAGGTTCGAGCCCTGCCCTGGGAGCCATATGTTAGCCGAATACCTGTGGAAGGTCGCAATGTCGGTAAGGGTTGGTCGAAAACGTGAGACCCGTCCAGTATTTTATGCCCCTGAAGCCTTTAACCGGATGAGGTCGGGTTTTGTAAACCCGGGAAGCAGGTTCGATTCCTGACTGGGGCACCATTTTGAAGTAGTTTGTGTTGGTGGCGGAATATTGGTAGACGCACCGGTTTGTGACTCCGGATCTTGTGGGTTCGAGTCCCACCCATCACCCCATTTGGTGTATTATGACAAAAATGTTTGTTGATCGGTTTTTATTTTTAATAGAGTATTGTTCTGGTAAAAGTTTTGATCCTAATATTTTCCAAATTATGCATGATGAATATGCTAATGCTTGGAAAAAATTGGATCAAGCAGAACAAGGTGAAATTACTGAACGTCTAAACAAAGTTTATTATGTCTGAAGTGAATGTTCCGCGCGGCATGAAGAAGCGCACGATTAACGATATTATCTCTAAGAAGATTGATAAGTGGATCAAAACTGTTGATAATGAGCAGCTCCGAATTAGAATTCGTCCTGCGGTTATCGTCACTGGCGGTGCGATCACTTCGATGCTTCTAGGTGAGATACCTAACGATTTCGACGTGTACTTTTCTGACATTACTCTTGCTACTGATCTAGCTCAGTATTATGCAGCAAAGATGACTAACCTTGAAACGTTTGTTATTACTCCCCGTGGTGATAACTCAGGCGTTTGTCTTGAAGTAAAGCATAAGAACTTTATTACTGCTGATTCTACTTTCAATTTTAACGTTATGACTTCGGTTGATACTGAGAAGTATGAGCCGCTCTTTATCTCTGCAAATGCTATTACCCTCTCCGATAAGATCCAGTTGATCTTCAGGTTTGTCGGTGATCCGGACGTTATTCATGAGAACTATGATTTTGTTCATACCAAGAATTATTGGACAAATGCAAACGGTGTAGTGTTTAATGGTGCGGCTCTAGCTGCAACACTAGCGAAAGAACTAGTATATACCGGATCTAAGTATCCGTTGTGTTCTATGTTTAGGATTAAGAAGTTTATCGAGCGTGGTTGGACTATCACTGCCGGTGATATGCTAAAGATTGCTTGGGATATTAATGAGCTAGACCTAAAGAACGTCGATGTTCTGAAGGAACAGCTTATCGGCGTAGATTACATGTATTTTCTCGACCTTATTCGAAAGATGGAACAAAATAAGGAAGAGAATAATATCTGGGATCGTGCATATATTATGGACCTGATTGATCTGGTGTTTAGAGGCGAAAATGACTGATACTACAAGAAAGCTAGCGTCTATCCGTAGAATTTCTGCTCTAGAGCCTATTGAAGGAGCAGACCGTATCGAGTGTGCCACAGTAGACGGGTGGAAGCTTGTAACTGCCAAGGTCAACCGTTTTAACGTTGGTGATTTGGTTGTGTACTTTGAGATTGATTCGTGGATTCCTTGCAGCATCGCTGCGTTCCTCGATAAGAACCCGAAGACATATGAAGGTGTTGTCGGTGCTCGTCTTCGTACAATCAAGCTTCGCGGCCAGATTTCTCAGGGCTTGATCCTGCCGATCAAGGATATTCTTGTGTATATGCCGGTTCCAGCTGATGAAAATGAGTTCGTTGAAGGATATGATCTCACTGCTATTCTAGGCATTAAGAAGTGGGAGAAGCCTATTAATGCTAAGCTTGCTGGTATTGTAAAGGGTAATTTCCCGTCATTCATTCCTAAGACTGACGAGGAACGTGTTCAGAACATGACCAAGGAATTGGCCAAGTGGACTTCTGATATGAACCATTGGGACGGCTCTCCCCGAGAAGTTCCTGATATGCTTTGGGAAGTTACCGAGAAGCTTGAAGGTTCGTCAATGACTGTATACTGGAATAACGGCCAGTTCGGCGTTTGCTCGCGTAATCTTGAGCTCGTCGAAGATGAAACTAATGCATTTTGGAAGGCTGCGCGTAGCTTAAACCTAGAAAGAATCATTTCTAATATTGACATGAACATCGCACTGCAGGGCGAGCTAGTTGGTCCTGGAGTACAGGGCAACTACTACGGCTTGAGTGAACTTAAGTTCTACATTTATAATATCTATGATATTGATGGTGGTTCTTACGTATCACCTGAAACACGTAGGTTTGTTGTTACGAGATGTGGTCTAGATCATGTGCCGGTTCTAGGACTGTACAATCTTCCAGTCAATGCTACGGCTGATGGAATTGTGTCAATGGCCGAAGGTCGTTCTATTCTCAATAATGCTAAGGAACGTGAAGGCATTGTTTTTAAGCATGTCGAGCGTGATGGACCTTCTTTCAAGGCAATTTCTAACAAGTATTTGCTAAATAATGACTAAATAGTATTGTACACTGGCCCAAAACCAGTGTACAATACACTTAATGAATTAAGCCAGTATAGCTCAGCTGGGAGAGCAAGCGGTCGATAACCGCTAGGTCGGAGGTTCGAGCCCTCCTACTGGTACCATTTTGACGAGCTCGGAAATCTTGGAAGTTGTACACCTTCACTACGTATCAGACTCGAACTGATATCTCGTTGTAACGGCTTTATCCAGTTAAGCTACCGTATGATTTCCGAGCTCGTTGAATGTTTGTAGATAAATAATCTTGTGTAGCTCAACTGGTTAGAGCGCAGTCTTCAAAACTGACGATCGGGGTTCGAGCCCTCGCACAGGAACCAAATTACTTAACCTAGGAAATCTAACAATGCTTTGATGTATTCGTGCCCCTCCTTGTTGACTTTGGCGTGCTAATTTCAACAACTGTGATTTATAACGGGGAGATATTAAATGTTTTGTATTAATTTTGACGACTTCATTAAGCAGCACAAGGAAAAGGCTGCGGCTAAGACTCTTACATCTGGTGATATGGCAATGTACCATATCCGGCGTGCTTATCACGCCAAGTCTAACTATAAGATTGATCTAGCCAAGATTTTTCTTACATCGGCCTTTACGCCGATTTCGTCTAAGACTGAGTTGGCCAACGGTGCAAAGCCACACGACGGTGTTCTGCGCGCTTTGAATATGGTTTTATTCCAGCTGCGTCGTTGGAATCTAAACGCTAAACCTTCTGATGAAGAAAGGCAAATGGTTAATGTCCTTGACGATATGGCTCAAGAACTACGTAACCATTTCGGCTCAGCTGAGCCGGTATATCGTGATCCTAAGGCTAATACAGTTTATGCTTATATCTTTACTAAGCAGGATATGTCTAGAGAGCAGCAGTTGGTTCAGACCGCGCACTGTACGATGGTTCTTGGTCAGGCAGTGGCTGCTACGGAGTACGATGCTAAGAAGCTTCATTTCACTGTTTTCGGGGTTCCGGATGGTGGTGCGCTAGAGGCTAAGAAGAATTTTCTAGAGGCCCGTGGAGTGCAGACCGTGCACTTTATCGAACCTGATATGGGAAATGTTATGACTTCATTCGCGTGTATGCCGATGAAGAAGTCTAAGGCCACGAAGGATAATTTGTTTGTGGATAATACACTACTAACCATGGTGTAAAAAAGTTACAGGGCGTAGCTCAACTGGTGGAGTGCCGGCTTTGGAAGCTGGAGGTTGTGAGTTCGAGTCCCACCGTCCTGACATTAGGGGTCCACAATAAGTGGACCCCTTTCTATATAGATAGTATCATGAAGAAATACATATTATTTTTTTGTTACGTTAATAATTCTTTGCACGGTTGTGTTAAACCAAGCAGTTGAATTTGTTGACTTAAGCCCTCTTCAGACAGCTGCACCCCTGCAGCCATCTGGGCCGCTCCAGGCGGCTTTGCCGCTGCAGATGGCTGCACCACCATCTATCCCGGATAGCGACCGGTGGCTAACGGCATCTTTGGAATGGTCTGATAATCTAGAAGCATATAATGATTTTTTCAAGCTGCTTCCTCAAACAAACAGTGATTTACAAGATTTAGAGTTTTCGTATACCCCTCAGTTCTTGGAAGCTGCTATAAATAAAATCATTAATAGTCCGCTTCCTTCACTGGCACGACTTCCGCCGGTGGTATACAACCCCACAATTCAAAGCCAAGCGTCACCTCGATAGGTTCGTAGCACAATGGCTAGTGCGTCGGTCTCCAAAACTGTAAGATCCGGGTTCGATTCCTGGCGAGCCTGCCATCCTATAAATAAAAAAGATTTATAGAAATGGTGCCCAAAATGATTACACAAACAATCCTAAGAAAACTTTGCCCGCAGTCAAAAACATCTATCATTAAAGATGTTGCTGATTACTTCGTTGATTATGCGCCAAAGTATGGTGTTATTTCTGATTTGCGTGTATGCCATTTCATGGCTCAGGCTGGCCATGAAACAGATAATTTTCAAACATTAGAAGAATATGCTTCTGGCTCTGGGTATGAGGGCAGATCAGATCTTGGAAACGTGTATCAAGGCGACGGTGTACGTTATAAGGGTCGTGGAATATTCCAGCTTACCGGCCGTAGCAATTATATCACTTTCGGTAACCTGATTGGTGTTGATCTAGTCAATAATCCAGAAATGGCTGAAGATCCTAAGATTTCAGTACAGACTGCCCTGGAGTACTGGAAAAATCGTGATCTGAATAAATGGGCTGATCGAGATGATATTGAAACTATTACTAAGCGTATCAATGGCGGCCTAAACGGATATCCACATCGTAAAGAACTATACGCTAGAATGAAGGTTCTTATTCTAGAACCGGCTGCCATGGCGTGGGGTGATAAAGGCGATGAAGTAATGGAACTTCAGAAGAGACTTAAGACTATTGGTTATCTTCTAGGTACTGACGGTGACTTTGGCCCTGGAACTGAGTCTGTTGTAAAGAGATTCCAGGCGGCTAAATTCTTGCCAATGACTGGCATTGTTGATTCTAAGACCATGGAATTAATTTATGGCTAATCAATGGATTCTTGACAAAGAAGCCGAATCCATTGTTGCAACAGTAGCACCTCAGTTACTGTTAACGCTTAATTCTGCATTGTACATGTTGGCTATACCTAGTTTGTGTTCAGCGATGCTGGGTCGTGAAAACGGTACAATTGATGAATTAAACCATGCTATCAAGCATGCTACTGCTGTTAAACTTCAGAAGCTCAAGGTAATTGAAGCTGATATTATGGTTCAGCTTAAACAACTAGACGTCGATCTTAAGATGATCGAAGCAGCTGATTCCGAAAACGCCCGCAGAAGAAAAATGGTAGCTGAGGATTGGATTCCGAAGTTCATTGCAGTTACAACAGTGCTCGCATTTTTCATTTATATTGGTCTTGTTTCATTTTATCCATTTACGGTACCACCTAATATGGAGTTCGTCAATCTAGCTATCGGTTGGATCGGTGGTATTGCTACTTCTGTAATTTCTTATTATTTCGGTTCTTCGATTGGTTCAACACAAAAGAATAGAATGATGGCGCAAATGCAGAAAATACATGATGACGATAACAGCAGAAATAATCATCAATAATCATGATATTTGAAATACGCCGTGCTGTTAAAACAGACACTTACGAGATCATGCATGTAGAAACAGAGTGTTTCAAAGAAAATGCATTTTCTAAGTCGTCTATCAATTACTACATTAAACACAAAAGAATATTCGTAGCCATTGATGAATTCAATGGAATTGCCGGGTATCTTTGTGTATCACCGGTATCTAAATCTGGCCGGCAGCGAATCTATTCATTAGCGGTAAGAGAAAGATATAGAGGTCATGGTATTGCAAAGCGATTAATGGAAATCGCAGAGTGCAATACCGAAGCCACGGAGTTATATCTAGAAGTTGATTCACTAAACAAGTCAGCCATATTTCTATATCAAAAGCTAGGATATGAAGTGTTTGGCATATACGAAGACTATTATGGTGATCATAAAGATGCCTTGCGGATGCAAAAAATAGTTTAAATTAGTGTACATTTGTTAACCATTGGTGTATAATTAGTAATGTACCAATGGAGTGGAAAATGGCTAGCATCAAGGTAAGTTACATGACCAAGGATTTTGACGCGGATCAGGCGAACTCGTACCCGGTTCAGCACGTTAAGAGCTTTTCCAATATGACAGATGTGTTCCGCTTTATTTCACGCGTGAAGATTAATCCTAATCTTGAAGGCCGGATTGTATTTGGGAAGCCCATTATCCAAGGTTAATATTTTTGGGGAGTAGCTCAATTGGTAGAGCAGAGGATTCTGAATCCTAAGGTTGCGGGTTCGATCCCTGCCTCCCCAGCCAATTTTGCCGGTTTAGTTTAATGGTAGAACTTCTGGTTTTGAGTCAGACTGTCCGGGTTCGATTCCTGGCACCGGTGCCACTATTTCGCTTCGGCTTTGCGCTTAGCCTTATCTAGGAAATCTCTGATTTGCTGGACGGTATTAACGCAAAGCCGAAGCTTTGTGTCAAGCATAACGATTGTATTTGCTACTTCTAAATCTGTTAGCGTTGATGGATCGGGAAGTTGATCGATGCCTTTGCAGAATGAATACATTTCTGCATCCGGTGTAATTACAACTGGAACTTCCTTGACAATGTATACTGAGCCGGGTCCACCGCAAGCCGATAGAGTTAAGGCTAGTAATAAACCACTAATGATTTTCATTATCTGGATTCCTTAAGATCTTGGATTGTTCTCTTTAAGATTTCAGATGACGGTCTGTCTAACTTTTTGGCAGCATCAGACTTAAGGAATACCTGTAGATTCGTGATTTTGCGATCAATATTATCCTTGAACTCGGTCTGTCCAGCGATAATCTTTCTCTGATCATCAACTATTTCATCTAGCTTCCGCTTTAAATCAGCACGATCTTCTAGCACTTGTTCCATTTGCTTAGTATTAAATTCATACAGAGCTTCGCGTTTAACAGAAGATTTCCAAGAAAAATATAGTCCTGTAAGCATTAAAATGGCCATTGCGCCCAATGCAAGTTTATATGGTTCTATGCCAATAAAAGAAATAGCTTTAGTAATTAGTCCAAGCATGTTTAACCTCATATGAAGTATTTATCATGAAAGTCAATATTGGAAAATATCCTAAAAATGGTGAGCGTAAATCCAAGGTTGTGATTGAATCACACGACATATGGAATCTTGATAGCACGCTAAATTTGATCATTGCCCCGGCGATTGCTGCTTTTATTGAGTCTAACCACGGTGGACCTAATGTAGAAATCGAAGATGTGCCAGCTGAATTGTGGCCTTCTTGTGATCCAGCATGGCAAGCCTTGTCAGAATATGACAGATTCTGGAAAATTGACATTTATTTCTTCGATAGGTGGGATTATATTCTTAAAGAAATGTATTTTGCTTTTGCTAGGGCAGAATACCCAAACACAGTTGGTGTCGCCAGCAAGGATAAATATGATGACAGAGTAACAAATGGGCTTAGACTATTTGCTAAATATTATCAACATCTATGGACATAAACATGAATCCGCAATCTTGTATCGTTGTTGCTGAATCTACGATTAAAGAAATGTCTGCTTTGATGCCACCTGATGAAGACAATTACTTTAATCAGGTCCTAGAAAAAGTTGAAATCTACAAGAAAGCTGAAATGACTCCTGTTATTATTCTTGATCCAATTGAACAAATGTTTTATGTCATCACCAAGGAAACATTCGGTAAAAAGCTGCATTAAAAGGTTGTACTTTATAAGTCAACTGCTGTATAATACATGTTCAGAATTTAATGCGAGTGGGTACCCAATTTGTTTTACACCAACTTCTTCTTAAGAGGGTCTAAGGTTTATCTTCGCGGCATCGACAAACACGGCCAACGTGTTCAAGATATCGTCAAGTATAAGCCGTATTTGTTTGTCCCTGATAAGGAAGGCGAATACAAGACTATCAAAGGCCAACCAGTAGGTCGTATAGATTTTGACTCTGTTCGTGATGCAAGAGATTTCGTAGAACGATATAAGGATGTGCACAATTTTCCTGTGTACGGTTCTACTAATTTTGGTTACAATTACATCAACGATAATTATCCAGGTCAACTAGATCATGACCGGTCGAAGATCAATGTAATCACTCTAGATATCGAGGTTGAATCCGACGACGGATTCCCTGACCCAGTGAAAGCAGATAAGATGATCACGGCCATTACTCTTCGTAAGAAGAATCGTAATGCTGTGTTCAGTTATGGTGATTTCGTAACCGATGATCCTAACACGTTTTACATTAAGTGTAAAGACGAAGCCGATCTTATAGAGAAGTTTCTGCAGACGTGGTCGTCCCCTCAGTGGTCGCCGGACATTGTTACCGGATGGTATATCGAGCATTTCGACATACCGTATCTATTCAACCGTATTAACCGGTTAATGGGCTCTGATCACGTCAAGAGACTTTCCCCATGGAAGATGGTTGAAGCACGTGAGCTCAACTTCGGTGGAGTTGTATATAATCTGTATGGCATCGCTATCCTAGATTACATGGCGCTACATAAGAAGTTTTCGTTCACTAATCATGAGAGTTATAAGCTCGATTACATCGCTTTCGTAGAGCTTGGTGAAAAGAAAATCAGCTATGAAGAATATGGTTCGCTCCATAATCTGTACAAGCAGAACTTCCAGAAGTTTATTGAGTATAACATTCATGACTGTGTGTTGGTTTCGCGTCTAGACCAGAAACTTGGTTTGATTGACCAGGTTTTGGCCCTGGCCTATGACGCAAAAATCAACTACACAGATACTCTAACTACAGTTAGAAGCTGGGATACGATCATTCATAACGAGCTTATGGCTGATAAGGTAGTAGTTCCTCCTGTAAAGGAAAACTACATGACCGAAACGTTGGCCGGTGGCCACGTTAAAGATCCTCAGATCGGTATGCACGAGTGGGTTGTATCATATGACCTGGATAGCCTTTATCCGCATCTAGAAATTCAGTACAACATTTCACCTGATACTATCGGTCAACAGTTGCCTAACTTCCCTTCAGTTGATAAACTGTTGGAGAATATGAAGAATGGAATTCCGCTGGATATTCCAGAAGGATACACTGTAGCAGCTAACGGCGTTCTATTCTCAAAGGAATACCAGGGATTTCTCCCTAGGCTAATGGAACGCATGTACGCCGACCGTTCTAAGTATAAGGCTCTATCGATTGAAGATAAAAAGCGTTATGAGATTTCTAAGTTAGATGTAGATCTCAATCTATATTCTAAGCATAACAATCTGCAGAAAGCTAAGAAGATTCAGCTCAATGCAGCTTACGGCGCTTTAGCTAACGTCTATTATCGTTGGTTCGCATTCCTTCTTGCTGAAGCAATCACGGTTTCTGGCCAGCTAGCTATTCGTTGGATCGAATACAAAATGAATGTGTTCCTAAATGAGAAGTTCAATACGGTAGATGTTGATTATGTGATTGCTTCTGATACTGACTCATTGTACGTAAACATGAAAGCATTCGTTGACTTAAATGCTCAACGGTTTGCTGGAATGAGCAAGATCGAAATCAAGCGTGAGATTGATAAGTTCAGCAATGAGCACATTACACCGTTCATGGCCGAGGCTTATCAGGAACTAGCAGACTACATGTCTTGCTACAAGCAGAAGATGCGTATGAAGCGTGAAACAATTGCTTCGAACGGTATCTGGAAAGCTAAGAAAATGTACATTCTTAACGCGCTGGACGTTGAGGGTGTTGAATACGAGAAGCCGCTTCTAAAGGTTCAAGGTATCGAAGCGGTTCGGTCGTCTACTCCTTATGTGTGTAGAGAAACCATCAAGGATGCACTTAAGATTGTTCTTGATAATGATAAGTCTAAGTTGTTGGATTTCGTCGATACATTTAGAGAAAAGTTTGACACGCTTAGATTTGATGAAATCGCCTCACCTCGAGGAATGAACAATCTTAAGAAGTACTCGGATAAAACCACTTTGTATAAGAAGGGAGCTCCTATCCACGTTAAGGGTGCATTGATCTTCAATAAGCTAATTCAAGATCATGGCATGAGCAATGTAAAACCCATTCAAGATGGTGATAAGATCAAGTACGCTTATCTTAAGTTGCCAAACCCACTACGTGAAACAGTAATTTCTGTTCCAGAATTTCTGCCAGCTGAATTTGACCTCGATAAATATATCGACAGAGACCTTCAGTTTGAACGTACGTTCCTTGATCCTATCAAGAATATCGTATCGACAATCGGATGGTCAATGGATAATAAAGCATCATTAGAGTCATTTTTTAGTTAATACAGATTATACAAATCATACAATAATATACGGAGAATACAATGGCTAAGTCGACCACAGTAGTTAAGTCGAGTCTACGTGACAAGTTGCTTAAGAATAGCACGATTGCACAGACGTCAGTACTTTCAGATTCCATGTTCTTTAAGGACAAGGAATTTATCCCAACCTCAATCCCTGGTATTAACATCGCACTTTCAGGCGATGTAGATGGTGGTATCTCTACCGGTCTAACCATGGTTGCAGGGCCTTCAAAGCATTTTAAGACTGGATTTTCGCTGGTTGCGTGTTCAGCATTCCTGAAGAAGTATCCGAACGGAACCATTTTGTTCTATGACTCTGAGTTCGGAACACCTGAGTCGTACTTCAACTCGTTCGGAATTCCAGGCGAGTCAGTTGTCCATACTCCTATCACTGATGTTGAGGAACTACGCCATGACTTGTCAGTTCAGCTAGAAGGCATCGAACGTACTGATCAAGTCATGATCATCGTTGACTCTATTGGTAACCTGGCTTCACGTAAGGAAATCGATGATGCGCTTGAAGGATCGTCTAAGGCTGACTTCACACGCGCTAAGACTCTGAAGTCGTTGTTCAGAATTGTTGTGCCGAAGCTTACAATGAAGAATATTCCTATGTTCGTGGTTAACCATACATACAAGGAAATGTCTTTGTTCCCACGTGATATCGTATCGGGTGGTACCGGTGCTTACTATGGTGCAGATAACATCTGGATCGTCGGTCGTCAGCAGGACAAGGACTCCGGTTCAAAGGAAATCAATGGTTACAACTTCGTAATCAATATCGAAAAGTCACGGTACGTAAAGGAAAAGAGTAAGATTCCGATCAACGTTACGTATGAGAACGGTATCAACAAATGGTCAGGTCTCTTTGATATGGCTGTAGAAGGAGGATTTATCGGTTCTACTAAGAAGGGTTATTACGCTCGTATCAACTCTGACGGTGAAGTTGTCGGTAAGGAGTGCAAGGAATCTGAGCTAGAAATTGACTCTGATTTTTGGAATGCGATCATGGAAGAAACAGACTTTAAGTCATGGGTTAAGAACAAGTACACCCTTGCACACGGCGCTATTATGAAGGAAGCCGACTAATATCGTTCTAAGTGTTTCGTTAAAATAGAAAGTACCTAATGTCATTTGAAAAGCTTTTGTTGTCGAATCTGACTCTTAATGACGGATTCGCTAGGAAGGTTATTCCGTTTCTCAAAGAAGAATACTTTAAAGAACAAGCAGATAAGGCAATCTTCAACGTCATATACGACTACATTCAAAAGTATACCTCTTTTCCTTCTAAGGAGGCTATTGCTATTGAGTTGTCAAATAAGGACAATCTGCCGCAGCAGACATTCGATGAATGTATGGCTACGGTCGGTGGGTTCGAAGTTGACTCAAGCACTGATGAAAAGTGGCTGATTGACAGTTCTGAGAAGTTCTGTCAGGAGCGTGCAATTCAGATTGCTTTGAGAAAGTCGGTTGATATCCTAGACGACAAGGATACCAAGCTAGGCAAGGGAATGATCCCAGCCCTGCTTCAACAAGCGTTGGCTGTGACATTCGATACTCGGGTTGGCCATGATTTCATGGAGAACTTTGCCGAGCGCTATGAATACTATCATATGAAGGAATCGAAGTTAGAGTTCGATATCGACCTCTTTAACAAGATTACCAAAGGTGGTATTTCTAGAAAGACGCTTACGGTAATCCTGGCCGGTACAGGTGTTGGTAAAACCATGGTTATGTGTCACATGGCGGCACATAACCTGATGACAGGAAAGAACGTCCTGTACATCACGAACGAAATGGCCGAAGAGCGAATTGCAGAACGTATCGATGCTAACATCCTAGATGTTACTATTGACGAACTGCATGAGCTTTCTAAGGATGCCTTTACTACCAAGATCGGAAGAGCCAAAGGCAAAACCGCTGGCAAGTTGATTATTAAGGAATATCCTACATCAACTGCTAACGTCAATAACTTCAGACATCTGCTTGAAGAACTCAGGGTTAAAAAGAAGTTTGTCCCTGATATCATCTACATCGATTACTTGAATATCTGTGCATCCTCGAGGGTTAAGTATGGAGCCAACGTCAATTCTTATACCTATATCAAAAACATTGCAGAAGAAATTCGAGGACTTGCCGTGGAGTACGATGTACCTATCGTCTCTGCGACTCAAACAAATCGAGAAGGATTTACGAGCAGCGACCCTGGAATGGAAAATACATCAGAATCCTTTGGACTCCCAGCCACAGTTGATCTTATGTTTGCACTCATCTCGACCGAAGAGTTGGAAGCACGACATCAAATTCTGGTTAAGCAACTCAAAAACCGCTACGGCCCTCTTGACGTTTACCGTAGGTTTGTTGTTGGGATTGATCGTTCGAGGATGAAGATGTACGATTGCGAGGAAAATGCTCAAGATGGTCTTATGGATGACTCACCGCCTGTAATGGAGAATACACAATTCGGAACAGAAGATCGTGAACGAAAGAAGAGTGGTAAGTTTGATAAGGGAAAATTCCGCGGTTTTGCATAAGGAGTACAAAATGGCTAAGGTTAAACAAGCTAAAGTTAAGAAGGGTACTGGTTTTGGATCGTGGGTACCTACTTTTTTCCTTTCTAGAATTATCATTAAGCATAAATAGATCCACTGAAGACTGGTTGGAGATGCATCTCCAGCGGCACAGAGCTATAACAAGCACGGGAATAGTCGGGAATCATGGTGGGGTTCCACCCGACCCAGTCTAGTATTTTATGAAAAGGGCTCTTCGGAGCCCTTTTTCTATTTTATAAATAATAAAAAATAGGCCAGACATGTCGCAAAATACAATTTTATCAGATATTAATGAAATTCAAACTGGTTTCTTTTTAGCAGGCCAGGTTTGGTATGATGCTCAAGCTAAAAAGCAATTTGATGATCGTGTTAAACAAGCAAAACCAGAAGAAATTGAAGGAGCCATAGGAAAAGCTAAAGTAATGGCCGCAGAATTTCTAAAATGGGCAAAAGCTAGCGGTTATTCAGGTCAAATACAAAAAGTATGGTGGACTGCAAGACCAGGGTCTATGTCAGCTGCTGTAGGTAAAGATGTTGATCAAAGAAAAAATCCCACTGATATTTTAGTTAAATTTTCATCAGGGCCGCATGATGGATTTCTTGGATTATCGGCTAAGGCAACAAAAACTAAAGGCGATATTGGGTTTAAAAATCCCGGTGTAGGAACTTTAGATAAAAATTTAAACACTAATTTTGCTGCAGAATATAAAACGATATTGAATAAAACAATTTCAACCCTTGATTTGCCAGAAAACACTGATCAGCGCAAAAAATACATTAGAGACAATTCAGGAATAAAGAAGATAACTGAAGATATCGCAAATAAAATGATGAGTTCAATGCGAGATAAACTTATAAAAAAACTATCATCTTTTAACAATTCTGATTTAGTAAACTATCTTCTTGAAGATTGGATGGACGCTAAACAAATTTTTCCTCCATATATTAAAGTAACTGGACAAGGAAATTCAGAACCATATACAGCTGTTGCAATGGATCCTACTGATAATGAAAAATTAAATGCATTAAATAAATCAAAAATTAAACTTGAAAAAATTGGTAATGAAACTATAGGTGTAAAAGCTGGCGACAAACGAATTATGAAAATACGTTTTAAGTTTGAATCAGAAAAAATGGCTTCATCTCTTAAATTGTCCGGCGATCCTTGGTAAAGGTATAACAACATGAATGAATTACATATTTTCGATATGGATGAAACTCTGTTCACATATCCTACATCCCCGGCAAAAATCTATGCTAATTTAGATCCACCGCTGTCTCTTTCTGGCCTTGAATATATCGAACACCATAACCTGAATCCAGATTGCGTATATGATTTCTCAGAGTTTTCTGATACAGATTCATTTATTAAACACGCTAGACCAGTATGGCAAATGATTGACGCTCTGGTTGAATCACCTAACTCAATCATATTGACTGCACGTGCTAAAATGAATAACATGCCTCTTTTCCATGCTTTTTTGGGAGTGTTCGGCATAACCTGTAAGGTGCACATGCTCGGCCACACCATGGGTCGTGGCGCTGGTTATAAGAAAGCAAAATTAATTAAAGAGATGATTCTTGACAACATCTTTAAATCAGTCCATATGTACGATGATTCTGAAAACAATATTGATGATTTCTTAGAATTATCAGAAGTATTTCCTCATATAGAGTTCAATGCTAGCCATATCCATCATCAGCTAGATTCTATGGTAATAAATAAGATATCAGTCAAATACGATGGCGCGGATGATACATGAAAACATTTACTCGATTCCTCCTAGAAGAAGCTAATCCAGAACCAGAAGGTCAGAAGCTCAAGCACCTGACCCACCTAGAGGATTTCGTTATTCACCATGGCAACGATGGCGTCAAACACGCTGCTAATATCATGGATGATGTGCATAAAAGGCTTCTTGGTAAGGACAATAAGACTAAAGTATCAGTCAAATATGACGGCGCCCCTTCAATCGTCTTCGGCCATCATCCTTCCAATGGCCGTTTTTTCGTTGCCTCCAAATCTGCATTCAATAAAACCCCTAAGCTGAATTACACAGATCAGGACGTAGAAGCCAACCATGGCCATGCACCTGGACTTGTCGAAAAACTAAAGCACGCCTTGAAGCACCTTCCTAAGGTTGCACCGCATAAAGGTGTGTATCAGGGCGATATGATGTACACTAAAAATGACATTCAGCACAAGAACGGCAAGTACCATTTCACACCAAATACCATTACATATTCAACCCCAGAAGACTCGCACCACGGTGCGGCTATCAAGCATGCTAAAATGGGTGTGGTTGTACACACCAAGTATGAAGGAAAAGACCTAGATAACATGGGTGCAACACCCAATGTTGATAGGCATAATTTTAAGCATCATCCGGATGTGCACAATATCGATCCAGAATTAAAGACTCATTCACAACATTATTCATCTGCTGATCAAAATAAGTATCATGAGCATATTGAAAATGCTCGTAAAAAGTATTCGTCTATGAAGCCAGAGGCACTGGATGCAGTTAAAGAGCATTCGGTTCACTTGGAAACCCATATTAATGACGAAGTTAAAAAGAACGGCAAGCCATCAGCTGATGGATTCATCAAGCATCTGACTGACAAGCACTCTAAGGAAGTATCAAAACTTAAGTCAGCAGCAGCTGTGGATCGTAAGCATGCAGCGTTTTCTTCTAAGATCAAGTCTGTAACCCAGAGCAAAAAGCATATTGATGATGCACTAGAATTGCACCATCATTTTCAGAGAGCCAAGGACGTTCTAACCAGAGCCATGGCTAAAAATGCTGAGTTCGATCATCATATCGGTGGTGCCAAAAGTTCTCCTGAAGGCGCTGTTGCTGTTCGTGGTGGTCATATGGCAAAGTTTGTCGACAGAGCAGAGTTCTCTAGACAAAATTTCTTAGCATCAAAAATGAAAATGGCAAAGGCTGAGAACAATGAAAAAGTATAGTCGCTTTATCACCGAAGAAGGTGAAGATAGACCTAAGAAACCGGTTGTTTTTGCGTTCGGCAGAATGAATCCACCTACTACTGGCCACAAGGTGTTGGTTGATAAGGTACACGATTTGGCTAAAAAGCACAATGCTGCCCATCATGTAGTACTATCCAGAAGCGTAGATCCAAAGAAAAACCCACTGAATAATGAGCAGAAGCTCAAGCACGCCAAGCGGTTTTTCCCTCATTCTAACATTTCTATTGCCGATAAAGATCATCCTACCTTGTTGCATCATGCTTCTAAGCTAAACAAGGAAGGCCATGACCACCTGATCGTGGTTGCTGGCCAGGACCGGGTTAAGGAATACCACGACCTCCTCCACAAGTATAATGGTAAGGCTAACCAATCTGGCGAAATTCCGTACAGCTATAAGAAGATCCATGTAGTATCGGCCGGTGCCAGAGACCCGGATGCCGAAGGATCTGAAGGTATGTCAGCCTCCAAAATGAGAGCCCATGCAGCTTCTAACTCTTTTGATGAGTTTAAAAAGGGAATCCCCGACCACGTCCATCCGGACCACGCCCGGGAGATGTTCGATGATGTCCGTAACAGTATGAAGGCCAAAGAAAATGTCAAAAAAAGCAAAAAATAACGCTTTGGTTAGGACAAAATTGGTAGCCAAAATTCTCAAGGTCGTGCCAAATCAAAAGAGACTAAAAAATTAAAAACATAAATAACATAGAATTCGAATGAATAAATGTCAAAGAACTGTCTGGAATGCGGTATTTTCATGTATCGTCTAGTAAAGTTCAAATAAAAATCGACGAGGAGTCTAACAACAATGTTTAAGCCATCAGAAAATAATTTCGGTCTACCTAAGTCGCTAATCGATAGCGTTGCAGCTGTTCTTGCTGAAAAGGCTCCTCCATTCGGTAAGAAGGCTGATTCAGCCGACGGTGATAAGAAGGACGATAAGAAGCCTGCTTTCGGCAAAAAGAAGTCGGATGACAAGGGTGATTCTGATAAGAAGCCGGCTTTCGGTAAGAAAGATGATGACGGCGACGAAGACGACAAGAAGCCTGCCTTTGGTAACAAGAAGGCTGACGGTGATGAAGATTCCGACGAAGGTGACGGCAAGAAGCCTGCTTTCGGCAAGAAGAAGTCTGACGACGACGATGAAGAAATGATTGGCAAGGACGGCAAGAAGACTAAGGTTGACTTGAAGCCTAAGCTGAGCATTAAGGAAAATGCACGATCAATCATTAATGAAATTAGTTCTAAGGCCCTAAAGTCATACCTAGGCAAGTCTCGTGCTCAGCAGGACGACATCCAGGACAAGCATGATTCTGATCCGTCTTATCATCGCACAGCCGCCGGCAAGAAGGATACTAAGACTTCAACTAAGCGTTATGCTGGTGAAGTGAAAGCTATTAAGAAGCTGAATAAAGAAGAAGTAACTTTTACTGATAAAGAAATCGGCCGTATCGAAGCCATCATGGAACTTTCAAATAAAACTTTACGTAGTTATGCTGTAAAATCTGATAGACATCTTATGGATATCAAGCCGGCTTGGGAACGCCCAACTGAGTATGCTAAAGGTGCAGCAGTAGGAGCCCATGGAAAGACTGCACAGAAGCGTGCTCAGGGCGGTGAATTAGCTATTAAGAAGATTAAATCTAATATCGCAAAGACCAATGCCACTACCAAAGAAGAAGTTGAATTAGACGAAGCAATGAAGTGGGATAAGAAGAGCCATGCATCATTACCAGCTATGGATCAACCTAGCCTAAAGGCACACAAGGAAGCAGCTAATTGGCATAGAGAGAATTATGAAGATAGTTCTGGAGATGCAAAGCAGTATCACAAGAAAAGAATGTTGCATCACACTACTCAAGCTGACGCTATGAAGTCAATGTCTGAGTCAAAGCAGTTTGACAAGGGTGACGAGCCTGATGATCACAAGTACGATTCAACTAAGGACAAGGGTCCTGAGCATATCATCATGCAGCTTCGTAAGGCTAAGTCTCTAGGTTCAGGAAATAAGCACATTGAATTCAACAATGGCAAAAAGGTCAAGGTAGATGCAGCTCATGTGCATAAGGCCCTAGACATGCACGCATCATTCAAGCGCGCTCCTGAAAAGGATGAATTCACTAAGCAGATTGCTAAGTCGCATGATCACTTGGTTCGTGCCGTAACAAATAAATAAGAAGAAAAAGGAGTCATAAAAATGGCACAATGGGGTTCAACTGATCAGGCTGTTACAGCAAACAGCTCGACTACTACAGTTACTACGGCTGGTGCGCCAATCGGCGTTCACAGTCAGGTAAAGGGTGGCGGTGGCGCTAATGCTCATTTCGGAAACACATCCGGAACTAGAGCAGCAGCTGACGTCAACCTATACGGAAATGTTACGCCTAACGCGTTTGTCCCTCGACAGGCAGTTGGCGTATTCGGTGTTTCATCCGGTGAAATGGTAAATGCTGCAGCCAGCGGTGTTACTCATACTGGTTGGAATCTACGTAGACAGGGCACCGGGCCTCTTGTTTCGGCAGCCATCTCTAATACAGGAACAAACTTCCGTACGGGTGAAACTGCTGTAGTAACTGGTCCTACCGGATCGGTTAACGCTGCACTATCATTCATTGCTAACAGCTCTGGCGCTTTGACCGGTGTGACTGTTACGAATCCAGGAGCAGGGTTCAATAACACATCTTCAATGAGCGTAACGTTTAATCGTGAGAAGCGATTGATTGCATTCGTGGTATCTGGTACGCCTACTGGTTACAGTAACACTGACTCCATCTTGGTTTCAAATGGTACGGTTGAAGCAACCGGAACGCTAGTAACTAACTCAACAGGTGGTTTTGCTTCAGGTAACACGACTGTGGTTAGTGAAGGTAAGTTTGCTCAGTCTCAGGTTGCAGGAAACTTGGTATTCGCCATTTTGGCTGCTAACGGCGCAGTGTCTGCTGGTTCAGGCGCCACACTATCTGGTACCCTACAGAATTCTCAGAACGGTTCTGTTACACTAACACTTGGTGGTAGAGCAGGTCGAGTTCATTGGGAGACTCTAGTTGCTGGTTCGATCTCTTCGGATGGATCAGACGACACACTTCTACCTGACGCTTAAAATTAGGTAATACATTATGGCTGATGAACAGTATAAACTAAGCGAGCTGCCACAAGCTAATTCTGTGGCAGCTTCAGATAGAGTCGTTCTTGTTGCCAATACTACAGGCATTCCTAAAGCAAAGACTGTATCCATTTCTAATTTAACTGGAAGCATGACATTATCTAACACTGTTCCGGCTACTGCTAGCTCGAATGGTACAGCTGGTGTTATTGCACGTGATTCTAATTATATCTATGTTTGTGTTGCCAACAATACATGGAAAAGATCACTACTAGAAACCTGGTAATATAATGGATAAACTATCAAGTGATAATTATCTATTATATGCAGCTAAACACTATGATAACCCACAGTGTTATTCGAATGAAGAATTTTTTGAGGATCTTAACAGACTAAAGTATATTAAAAAGTTGCTTACACGATACAAAACATCTGGCGAATTAAAGGATAGGCTTATCCTTAATCACTTGATAGTATTGAATAACGTATTCGGCCCGGTCCCACTGTGCCGAATTCTTTATTTGAAGATGAAGCAATACTATGATTGTCTTATGCCTTTCCTGGTGCTACTAAATATAATGCCAGAGACTTTATATAACATTGAAAATGAATCTACAATATATCTAGATACGATTTTAATGGATATGGTAATAGTCGAAAGACTTAGGAACATCTAATGCAAGTTACAAACAAAACTACAACTGCCCCATGCATACACTGTGGCAAATCAAGATTAGTCCACAAGGCCGGAACTTTATATTGTCCAACAAGCGGTTCTCTAGGTGGTAATAGAACCTTTACTTCTACTACATACCAAGCTAAAATTGTAGAAAATGAAGTGCCTGCTAATGCTATGGGTAATTCATCTTCATCAGACGGCCATATTGCTACTATCGATCCTCCGTTGTCAAAAACTCCCCTTAAAAGATTTTCGGCGATAAATAAAAAGAAAAAAAACGGAAATAAAGTCGGAGATAAAAATGGCATCTAGAGCAACACCAGATGTTACGTCTGTAAAAGTAGCTATTCAGCGATTAACAGAAATCTCTTCAGATCTAAGCAAGATGCTAGCTGTGCATGAACAACGTCTAGGTCAACATGAAAAGAAACAAGACACATTAGAATTTTCTATTGAAAAGCGTAGAGACGAACTGTTAGCCGCTATTGATAGAATTAACAAAGATATTGATACATCACTAGCTAGACTAGAAGCAGATACTAAAGTTCGTCACACCGAAGTGTTAGAAAAAATCAAAGCAGTTGATGATTACCATAATGTTGAAATCGTCAAGCTAACGAACAGAATTTCGACTTTTGAAAAGTACGTTTGGATGGCCATCGGCGCAATTACGGTTGCCTCGTGGGCTGTGTCACTAGCTATTTCCAAGGCTTTCTAAAATAAGTATGTACAAACTATAATAACAGCTGTATAATACTGGTATCAGTAAAAACAATGGTATAGTTTGTAATGAACTGGATTGATCAAAAATACATTAGTTTAATATCAGTTCGACTACAACGATTCACTAATAGAAATGGTTCGTTTAACTTTAGATGTCCTATATGTGGTGATTCACAGAAGTCTAAGACAAAATCTCGTGGATGGATTTACGTAAAGGACAACAAGGCTAAATTCTTCTGCCATAATTGCAATGCAGCTATGTCACTAGGGAATTTCATTAAAACCCTAGATGATTCGCTGTACTCTGAATATAAGTTCGAACGCTTTAAAGAATCAGGAATTAAGACTGCTAAATTTGAAGACATTGAATCATTCACGTCTAAACTAAAGACTCCTGATTTTGTGGCTGATACAGCGTTCAAGAAGGCCACAAAAATCTCTTCTTTGCCAGAAGATCATCCAGTTAAAATATATATTGTTAAGAGACACATTCCTTTCGCACAACACTTTAGGTTGTTTTACGTGAAGGAATTCTATGCGTTCGTCAACGAGTTCATTCCAGATAAATTCAATGAGAGTGCACTCAAGCATGACGAAGCAAGATTGGTAATACCTTTCTTTGACGAAAACAAAAAGCTATTTGGATTTCAAGGTCGTGTATTAGGTGGTAATAGCACGAAATACATCACTATTATGCTTGATGAGAGCAAGCGTAAGTTATATGGACTTGACACAGTAGATCTTAGAGAACCTACTTACGTTTTTGAAGGACCTATTGACGCTATGTTTATTCCTAATTCTATCGCAACCGCTGGTTCTGACTTGGTGTTGGGAGTTAAAGGTCTCAACACCGAAAACATGGTGGTTGTGTACGACAACGAACGTAGATCTATTCACACTGTAAAGAAAATTGAATCCGCAATTGACAGCGGATTTAAGGTTTGTATCTGGCCAGAGAATATTATTCAAAAAGACATCAATGATATGGTGTTGGCCGGTATGAAACCTGACTACCTCAAAGCCCTGATAGATGAAAATACATTTTCAGGATTAAGAGCTAACATGGAATTTAATTCCTGGAAGCGTATCAAGACACATACTAATTATTCATATAGAGGAAATAATGCATATAGCAAATATCGTAGCAGTAACTAAGCCTGTAATTCCTGGTTCTGACGCCCCACAAACTGCTGATGAATTCGTAGCTTATGTAGCTAGAGTTTCAAATCCATCAAATCAGAATAATAAGGAAACAGCTGACAAGCTCATTGGTTATCTGAAGCGTAATAATCATTGGAGCCCGATGGAAATGGTCCATGTAGTAATGGAAATTACCACTACGCGTGATATTGCTCGCCAGATTCTTCGTCACAGATCATTCTCTTTCCAGGAATTTTCTCAGCGATATGCTGATCCTACTAATGATCTAGGATTTACGTTTAAAGAGACACGTTTGCAAGATACAAAGAATAGACAAAATTCTTTGGATACAGAAGACAATAATGCAATCGCTAGATTTGAAGCTATGCAAGATGAAATGATTGATAAGGCTTCATCTATGTATGTTGAAGCTATCAATATGGGTATTGCCAAAGAACAGGCTCGTGCATTTCTACCTGAAGGGTTGACTGTTTCGAAACTATATATGGCCGGAAGTCTACGCTCATGGATTCATTATTGTGATCTACGACGTGGTAATGGCACACAGAAGGAACATCGTTGGGTTGCTGAGTCTGCTTGGAAAGAGCTAATTCATTATTTCAGTTCGATTAAGTAGAGCCTATAAATATCCGACCAATTCAATAAGCGTATAATAAGGAATAATTTATGTCACTGGTGGTAACTAAGCGCTCAGGTAATAAAGAACCATTAGATTTAGATAAGTTTCACAAGGTTACAATGTGGGCTTGTGAAGGCCTAAACGGTACGTCACCATCTGAAATCCAAATCAAAAGCCGAATTCAGTTTTACAATGGCATCAAGACTTCTGATATCCAAGAAACTCTGATTAAGTCAGCTGCTGATCTTATTTCAGAAGATGTTCCTGGTTATCAGTATGTTGCCGGGCGTCTTGTTAATTACCAGCTTCGTAAGGAAGTGTACAATGGTCCTACGCCTGTAAGCTTGATCGATCATATTCGCTACGTTGTGGCAGAGAATTATTATGACAAGGAAATTCTAGATCAGTATACGCCAGAAGAAATCAATCAAATCGATAAGTTCGTAGACCACGACAGAGATTTTGATATTGCGTACGTAGGAATGGAGCAGTTTAGAGGTAAATATCTGGTTAGGAATCGCGTAACCGGAAAAATTTACGAAACTCCACAGATGGCATATATCCTAATTGCCATGGTCTTGTTTGCAAAATACCCGCAAACCACAAGATTGCAATGGGTAAAGGACTACTATGATGCAATTTCTACATTCAAAATTTCTCTACCTACGCCAGTTATGGCAGGTGTCCGTACTGGCATGCGTCAATTTTCTTCATGCGTGGTTATTGAGTCTGATGATTCTCTTGACTCGATATTTGCCTCAGCTACAGCCATCGGTAAATATGTCTCTCAAAGAGCTGGTATTGGAATCGGTGGTGGTCGCATACGTGCTATTAATTCACCTATTAGGAATGGTGATACTTCTCATACTGGTGTTATACCGTTCTATCGTCATTTTGAAAGTGCAGTGCGTTCGTGTTCTCAGGGCTCTATTCGAAACGGGGCGGCAACTCTATACTACCCTATCTGGCATTTGGAAGTCGAAGACCTTCTAGTTCTTAAGAATAACAAGGGCACAGAATTCAATCGTCTACGCCATATCGATTACGGTGTGCAGTTCAATAAGGTGATGTACGAGCGTCTTCTTTCGGGTGGTAATATTATTTTATTTTCTCCGTCAGATGTTCCTGAGATGTACGAAGCATTTTTCAACGACACTGACAAATTCCGTGAGCTGTACGAAAAGGCAGAACGTTCAACTAAAATTCGTAAGAAGACACTCCCGGCGATTGAACTGTTTACATCGTTCCTACAGGAGCGTAAGGACACTGGTCGTATCTATTTGATGAATGTTGACCATTGCAATACTCATTCTTCGTTCAAGGAAGAGGTTGCACCTGTTAGACTTTCTAACCTATGTACAGAAATTACACTTCCAACCAAGCCAATTAACAACATTGATGACGAGAACGGCGAGATTGCATTGTGCACGCTGTCGGCTATCAATTGGGGAGAAATTAAGCATGTCGATGATTTTCAGTCTGTTTGTGCTCTCGCTGTTCGTGCTCTTGACTCTCTTCTGGACTATCAGAACTACCCTGTTGTTGCAGCTCGTTCCGGAACTATGGCTAGACGCCCCTTGGGTATTGGTATCATTAATTTTGCTTACTGGCTTGCTAGGAACGACCTATCATATTCTAACATTGATGCAGTGGGTCTAGCTAAGATCCATGAATACGCTGAAGCATGGTCATACTACTTAATCAAGGCATCAGCCGATCTTGCTGTTGAATTCGGTGCACCATCTAAGAGCAATGAAACAAAGTACTCAGACGGTATTCTACCAATCGATACGTACAAGAAAGAAGTTGACGAACTAGCAGCTCCAAAGTACAACATGGATTGGAATTCGCTACGTAAGCAGCTCAAAGAAACTGGCATCCGTAATTCTACATTGATGGCCTTGATGCCAGCAGAAACGTCTGCTCAGGTATCGAACTCAACCAACGGAATTGAGCCGCCTCGTTCGTTGATTTCAGTTAAGCAGTCTAAGGACGGAGTGCTTAAGCAGGTTGTTCCTCGTATTAGAACACTTAAGAACAAGTATGACTTGCTATGGGATCAGAAAAACCCGGAAGGTTATTTGAAGATCATGGCAGTACTACAGAAGTTCATCGACCAGGCTATTTCTGTCAACACCACATATAACCCTAAGTTTTATGAAAACGATCAGGTACCAATGTCAGAGCTAATGAAGCACATGGTTATGTTCTACAAGTATGGCGGTAAGAATTTGTACTATTGCAACACAGCCGATCAGGCGGGTGAAATCGAATTCAAGCCAGTTGAAATGGCTGCTATCGAGGATGCTGAAACGTGCGACTCCTGCACAATTTAATCATGACCGTATTTAATCTGACTAACACCGACGCGACAAAGTCCACTGCGTTTTTTGGGCCAGAACTGGCAATTGCCAGATATGACAAGCAAAAGTACGCCTTCCTTGAGAAGCTAACTGATAAACAACTGTCGTTCTTTTGGCGCCCAGAAGAAATCGATATTTACAGAGATGCAAAGGACTTCAAGGCACTAGAGCCACACGAACAACATATCTTTACGTCTAACCTTAAGAGACAGATTCTTCTGGACTCGGTTCAAGGTAGAGCACCGACCGCGGCATTCGGGCCTATTTGTTCGTTGCCAGAACTAGAAAACTGGATCATTACATGGGCATTCTTTGAAACGATCCATTCTAGATCGTACACCCATTTGATTCGTAACGTATATCCAGATCCGTCTGCTGTCTTTGATACTATTATGGAAATCAAAGACATTGTTGATTGTGCTGTGGATATTTCTGAGTCGTATGATGCCTTGATTAATTTCAAGGGTGAGTATGGTTCGTATGAACATAAGAAGAAGCTTTGGCTTGCTCTAATGTCGGTTAATATCCTAGAGGGAATTAGGTTCTATGTTTCGTTTGCATGTTCTTGGGCATTCGCCGAAGTGAAGCAGATGGAAGGTAATGCCAAGATTATCAAGTTCATCTGTCGTGATGAAAATATCCATCTAGCAGCATCACAGCAGCTGTTAAAGGTACTACCACAGGAAGATAAGGATTTTGCGAAGATCCAAAAGGAATCTTCTAAGGAATGTATTTCAATGTATGAGTCTGCAGTTGTACAGGAAATGCTCTGGGCAAAATACTTGTTTAAAAACGGCTCTATCGTTGGACTAAACGAGCAGCTGTTGTGCAATTTCGTTGAATGGTTGGCCAACAAGCGAATGACAGCAGTTGGATTGTCTACTAGTTTCAAGGGTGGTTCTAATCCCCTGCCATGGGTTCAGAAATGGATTTCTGGTTCAGAGGTTCAGGTTGCTCCACAGGAAGTTCAGGTTTCATCATATGTTGTCGGTGGTGTTAAGCTAGACGTCAATGAAAATACTTTCAAAAGCATGTCTCTTTAAACAATAAATAGAGGTATGGAATGGACATACCTCAACGATAAATTCCCATACGCAATGATAGGCGAAAACTTTGGTTTCGTCTATGTCATTACCAACACTGTTACCGATAGAAAATATCTTGGTAAGAAGTGGTTCTGGTCTTCTAGAAAGAAAAAGGTAAAAGGGAAGAAACGCGCAGTACGACTTAAGTTAGAGTCTGACTGGGAATCATATTACGGATCATCGGCTGAGTTAACAGCTGACGTTGAAAAATATGGTAAGGATAAGTTTAGAAGAGAGATAATCCACTTATGCAAAACAAAAGGCGACGCTTCGTATTATGAAGCAAAGTACCAATTTGAATGTGGTGTGCTAGAATCCGATCAATGGTATAATGCTTGGATTATTGTTCGGGTGCGCAAGAATCATCTGACTTCTTATAAAAATCGCCAGACTTCTTCTTAACACGTGGCGGCATTCGTGAAACGTACCACCATCCTTCTGGTGGAAGTTTACCAGTCTTTTTAATTCTCTTGGTTATAAAGCCATTAGATATGATTCTGCATCCAGCTGGAGAAGGTGGTGTAGTAGTTCCTATTCTTCCTCTTCTCCAACCCATGTTATCAATGAATATCTGAGCTTCATCTTTGTCCATGAACTTATTGATGATATCATTAGTTATCCAGACTTTACCCTGTAGGCCATTTAGCCCACCAAGTATTTCGATCTTATGATTTTTCATAAGAATCTTTCTAGAAATACGCCTATATTTTGCACAATAAATACAACGTAGGCTAATATTGTCAAAATTGTTGTTTACATTATCACCGTCTATGTGGTATAATACCAGTGTCGACGGTACTATTTTAGTGGAAATGACTTGTTTAATCCAGTAACCATGGTTACAGATTTCACAATAGCATCCATTCTCAAATGCAACCAGCCATTTTAATTGTTCGTTATTCATAGTTTATTTATTAAGGAAAGTGACATGCCGCATCCGTCAAAGAATCGCCCGCGCAAGGGTCGCCGTAAGATTGGTTCAAATAAGCGCCGTAAGGCCAGAGCGAACCGTAAGAAGTAATGGAATTTTTGTTAAACCCGGTTATTTGGATAGGATTATACTACTTATTTTTGTGTGTAATCATTACCAATTATCCTAATAAATAGATTAGAAAATGGAATACATATTTATCTCGATAGTGATCGTTACGTTGTTAATTTGGTTATGGATTAAATCATAAAATAGAAGTTGTGTCATGCATAAGAAAATGGATATTGAAAGCGTAAAACAGTTCATCTCAGAACAGTCGCTATCAACAAAAATTTACCTTGGATCAGATTCAGAACGCTATAATCGTAAGGGATTGTGGTACGCTGATTACGCACTTGTAGTGGTTGTTCATTATGATGGTTGCCGCGGCGCTAAGCTGTTTGGTGAGGTCATTACCGAACGTGATTATGATCAGAACAAGCACAAGCCACGTTTCCGTCTTATGAACGAGGTTTACAAGGTTTCTGGGCTGTATCTACAGCTGGCAGAGTCTATTGGTGACCGTCATTTTGAAATTCATCTTGATATTAACTCAGATGAAAAGCAGGGTTCTAACTGTGTTATGGCCCAGGCTATTGGTTATATCCGTGCAACATGTAATGTAATTCCAATGGTTAAACCTAACGCATTCGCAGCTTCATACGGTGCGGATAGATTTAAGAGCATCATGGGGGCTAAACACTAATGAATGTAGTACTATATACGAAACTAGATTGTTCCTATTGCGTGGCAGCTAAAAATCTGCTTATCAATAGGAACATTTTATGGTCTGAGAAAAAGCTAGACGTTGATTTTACCAGAAATCAACTGCTAGAATCATATCCATCAGCAACTACCTTTCCAGTTGTGATTGTTGACGGATTTTATATCGGCGGCTATTCCGATCTTCTGCTAGCCGTAGATAAGCATGTAAACGAATCGATTAACAAAAGCTTTTTGACTGAAAATAAGGACTAAATTATGGCTATTGCAACGTATAAGAGAGACGATATTCTTGCTGACCTTCGCGAGAACATCGTTGAGGTAACCTTCAATAAGGTTTCTGATGGTCAAACTAGGATTATGAAGTGCACACTTCGGCCGGAGCTTCTTCCTAAGTCGTATATGTCTGAGCAAGAGCAGGAAACTACTTTCCACCGTGAAAATCCTGATACTATTGCTGCCTGGGATATTGAAAAGAACGGTTGGCGTTCATTCAAAGTACCTACGGTCACGTACGTACAAATTGTAGATCATCTGTAAGATTTAAGGATTATATTATGCCAATTGCTACTGATGAGTTATCAGCAAATGCTATGGGTGGATCTGAGATTATGAAGTACGGTCTTAGGGACCGTCTCGGCGAAGATTTCATTGAGCCGTATCAGATTATCATGTCTCGTGCACGAGAGCTAGATCCTACTAAGCACCGTGTTTTCTGGCTTCAGGATTTGCCGGAAGATCCAGAATCAGAACATCTTAAGAGTGAAGGTTGGCGTAAGTACCACAAGATTGTATACAATTCAAATTGGCAGATGGCACGTTATCAGGCCAAGTACAATATTCCATTTTCACGATCGACTGTGTTGCTCAATGCAATTGATCCTATTCCGGTGAATATTGGTGCACGTCAGACTGAAAAGATTAAGCTGATCTATACATCGACTCCGCATCGTGGCCTAGAAATTCTGGTACCGGTGTTTGCTAAGTTGTGTGAAAAGTACGACAATATTGAGCTAGACGTATTTTCATCATTCAAGATTTACGGCTGGGAACAGAGAGACGACCAGTACAAGGACTTGTTCGATGCTTGTAAGAACCATCCTAAGATTAACTATCATGGTTCGGTGCCTAATGCTCAGATTCGTGAAGCGCTATGCGAGTCTCATATCTTTGCGTATCCTTCGATCTGGCTTGAGACGTCGTGTATTGCACTAATGGAAGCAATGTCTGCAGGTCTTCTTTGTGTGCATCCAAATTACGGTGCTCTACCCGAAACAGCTGCTAATTGGACAAACATGTACAACTGGCATGAAGATTTGAATACACATGCTCAGATTTTTTACAATGTGCTCGATGTATCGATCCAGTCTGTAATAGATAAGACTCAGACAAATAAACTTGTGCATCAAAAGAACTACGTAGATGCATTCTATTCATGGGCACCACGTCTGGTTGAATGGCGTAGTTTGCTAGAGTCCATCAAGCACACGCCAGTTGATATCGAACAGCCTAAAAAAGAAATGTTCGTGTATAAGGTAGGTTAATATAAATACAAAGTAATAGCGTAACATAGAAAGAAAAAAATGACAGCAAAAGTCATTCCGTTTCCCATTAATGCTATGGCGGCTCGTAATCACGAGCCGCCTAAAACTGAAAAACAGGCCGAACAAGCCGTAGATGATGTTAAAAAGTTTCATATTCAGGAAACGTTGTTGACTATTTCTCCTATGCTTTTTGAGAGGCTGTCAATTTCTGGATTTGATTTTTCAGATATTAACACCACAGAAGACGACGTTGTTCACGGCGCATTTTTAATGGAAGCATTAAATTCACTGCTCCATCGATATTATGGGTTATATCATCCATTCCAAACAGTAGCAGAGCATATTGTAGTTAAGAAGGAAGATGAATCTGACGAATACACAATAGCCGACCAAATTAATATCTCCTTTGTTGATTCAGAAACAATTATTGAAAAGTAAACCAGTTATTTAAATGATGATTCTAGACCTTAATCAGGTTATGATTGCCAATCTCATGATGCAGCTTGGCGGAAGAACTACGGCTTCTCTTGATGAAAACCTAGTTCGACATATGATTCTCAATACAATCCGTTCACTAAATTCTAAATACAGAGCAACCCATGGTGAGTTGGTCATCGCAGCAGATGGCGCTAATTCATGGCGCCGTGATGTATTCCCTTATTACAAGGCAAATCGCCGTAAGAATAATGATGAGTCTATCATTAACTGGGCTGATTTGTTTAAGATGATGAACCTTATTCGTGACGAGATCAAGGACAACTTCCCGTACGCTGTTGTACATATTGACCGTGTTGAAGCTGACGATGTTATTGCAACGCTTGTGCATAATAAGAACACCTTCGATAAAGTATTGATTTTGTCAGGTGATAAGGACTTCAATCAGCTTCAGACTTACCCTAACGTCCAGCAGTACGATCCGACTCGAAAGAAGTTTATCGAGTGTAAGTCGCCTGATACGTTTCTGAAGGAGCATGTTATCAAGGGTGACGTCTCTGATGGTATTCCAAACATTCTATCTTCTGACAATTGTTTCGTTCTAGGTGAGCGTCAGACTCCTATGACAAAGAAGCGCATGGAAGAATTCATGGCGATGGAGCCTTCTAAGATGCCACGTAATTATTTCCGTAACGATGATCTAATCAATCTAGGAAAGATTCCGGAAGAATATGTAACTAAAATTCTGGAAGAGCATGAAAAACAGCTAAATAAGCCTAAGAAGGATTTGTTGTCTTTCTTTATCTCAAAGCGTTTGAAACATTTGACTGAATCACTAGGAGACTTTTTGTGAAATTAGGTATCTCGGAGATCTTAGAACTGGTATCTAAGGCTCCAAACAAAGTAAAGAAGCTTGAACTGCTTAAGCAGCATGACAGTTCAACGTTGCGCACCATTCTTCAAGGTGCATATCATCCAGAGATCGAATGGTTGCTTCCGGAGGGAACTCCTCCGTTTACTAAATCGTCGTTGGTCGATTTGCAGAGCGTCTTGTTTAAAGAAGCACGCAAGTTGTACTTGTTCGTTAAGGGTGGCCATGCTACTCTTAAGCCAAACAGGCGTGAACAGCTTTTCATTGAATTGCTCGAATCATTAGACCCAGCAGATGCTGATTTGATTTGTTCAATCAAAGACAAGAAGATTCCGTATAAGGGAATCAATCCAGCCCTAGTAAGAGAAGCATTTCCAGGTATCCTCCCAGATGAGCAAAAGTAGACGCACGATGAACGACGATTTTGATGATTACGAAAACAACAACCCGTACTCGCGCCGTTCAGAATATCTAGACAAGAAGCGCGAAAAGCGTATGGTTAGAGCGATTAAGACAAAGGATGTCTATTCATTGCTTGAAAATGAAGACGATGAATGGGACGACGATGATAGAGGCAGAGGTTAATGCCAACATATTCTTTACATAATGAAGAAACCGGAGAAGACTTTGAAGAGTTTATGTCATTCTCTGAGCTAGAAAAACATCTGAAAAAGTTTCCGCATATTAAGCAAAATCTTACTGCACCAGCATTAGGATACAGCACTAATACCGGAAAGAAACCAGATGATGGTTTTCGTGATAGACTCCGTGAAATCAAAAAGTCTCATTCTAGAGGGTTTACTAAGGCTAACATCAACACCTTCTAAAATTTGACCCGCCTCTAACAATAAAAAGAGTACCATGAAGCGTTTAAATAGAAGAGAGTCAAGACGTCTAAAACAGTACGGCGTCGATCTAGAATTTGTAAATCAGGACTTGCAGAAAGCATTCCAGATTAAGTCATTTTCGCCAATGACACAAAATCAAAAACTAGTGTTTAATCATTCCGATCAAGGCAAAAATATATTGCTTCATGGTGTAGCTGGTACAGGTAAGAGTTTTATTTCTCTGTATCTAGCGTTAAAAAAGGTTATGACGCCTGGTTCTCCATATAAAAAAGTCAATATTGTTAGATCTGTTGTTCCTACCAGGGATATGGGATTCCTACCTGGTAATAACAAGGAAAAGGCTAAGGTATACGAACAGCCATATATGCAGATTTGTTCTGAGCTATTCGGCCGCGGCGACGCGTACGAAATTCTAAAGAACAAGGGTATTATAGATTTCATTTCAACATCATTCATTAGAGGTTCAACTCTATCTGATTGTATTTTGGTTGTTGATGAAATTCAGAACATGGATTTTGGTGAGCTAGATTCTGTTATCACGCGTGTTGGTAACGACTGCAAAACGTACTTCTGTGGTGACTTCAGGCAGTCAGATTTTAGAAGAGATGTAGAACGATCTGGCGTACATAAGTTCATGTCAATTATTAAGGGTATGAACTTGTTTGAGTTCGTTGAATTCAACTCGTCTGATATCGTACGGTGTGAACTAGTAAAGCAGTACATCATTGAAAAAGAAAGATTAGAAATAGTTACATAATGACTTTTAAATTGAATTTGTTTCCATCAGTAAATATGGAAACAATTGAAAAGGATGGAGCTAGACGCTACATCACTCCTAATGGAGACATGTATGAATCTGTTACCACGGTTATCGGTAAGTATGCTGATAAGTCTGGGTTAGATGTATGGCGTCAAAGAGTAGGGGTCCAGGAAGCTGCAAAGATTACTAGGATTGCGGCTTCCCGCGGAAACTCAATGCACAAGATGTTTGAGAAGTACCTGTTGAATGATCCGACATATGCTGACGGTGTTATGCCAACTACTCAAATTCTATTCGATAGTCTCAAGCCGTACATTGATGAAAATGTGAAAGAGGTTTATGGCATTGAATATCCGTTATGGTCAGATTATTTGCAAACAGCCGGAAAGACAGATTTCTTGGCATCTTATGCAGGCCTAAATTCAGTTTTGGATTTTAAGACGTCTAACCGTCCTAAGAAGCTAGAATGGATCAAGGGATACTTCCAGCAAATCACTGCATATTCCATGATGGTAGAAGAACGAACCGGTATACCATTCCCACAAGTGGTTTTAATGATAGCCGTAGACCATGAACCACCACAAGTATTTGTGGAAAGTTCCTATACACGTAGAAAAGAAACCATTAAACTCTTTAGAAATAATATTCGTTCTGATCAAAAATAGTATTGTACAACCCTGGCGGTACGGTGTATAATGACTATATTGATTATGTCGAAAGGGAAATAAAAGTGAGTCACGAACTTGAAATGGTAAATGGTAAGGCCAATATGGCTTGGGTTGGTAAGGTGCCGTGGCATAACCTGGGGACTGAAGTTCCTTCTGATCTGACGCCTGTTCAGATGCTCAAGGCGGCTAACCTTGATTGGGAAGTCGAAAAGGTCGAGGCTTACGCTACGATTGATTCTAAGCGTATCCAGATCGGCCAGTCGGCTCTGGTTCGTAAGTCGGATTTCAAGATTCTAGACACCGTGTCGAACGACTGGAATCCGGTTCAGAACCGTGAGGCCTTTGAGTTCTTCAATGAATTCGTCGAGGCTGGTCATATGCAGATGAATACGGCCGGTTCGCTTCGTGGCGGCCAGATCGTATGGGGTCTTGCTAAGATCAACGAGAGCTTCGAGCTCTTCAAGGGTGACCGAGTTGATTCGTATCTTCTCTTCACCAATTTCCATCGATTTGGATTTGCCACCGACGTTCGGTTTACTCCGATCCGTGTAGTGTGTAACAACACTCTCACGCTTTCATTGAATGCTCAGGTTGAGCGTATGGTGAAGATTTCTCATCGCCGTGAGTTCAAGTCTGAGAACGTTAAGGAAATCCTTGGTATTGCCTCGAGCAAGCTGAATAAGTACAAGGACATGGCTCAGTTCCTTGGTTCGAAGCTGGCCACGAAGGAAGACATCCTCACTTACTTCACTACTATCTTCCCGACTTCGTCTGAGAAGAAGCCAGTTTCGAAGAATGCGATTGAAGCTATGAAGATCATGCACACTCAGCCTGGTCATGAATACGCTCCTGGCACGTTCTGGCAGCTGTTTAATACTACCACATATATGACTGACCATCTTCTTGGTAAGTCTGTAGACACCCGCCTCACGGCTGCGTGGTACGGGTACAACAAGACGCTCAAGACTAAGGCTCTTGAGCTGGCCGTGGAAATGGC